CCGGCGAGATTCCAATGGCCGCAGCGGCGGCCTTGCCGGTGTGGTAGATGCGGCTGGCGTTGCTGATACGGGCGGGGTTGATAGACGATTTCATCTTAATAATCCCCCCGCCGGTAGGGGTTCAAGCAGGAGCGATAGCGGCGGCGCGGGGCGGAGGTGGCACCCTCCCCATCCAGGTCCTGCGCCCGGTTCAATACGCGCTCGCCCATCTCGCCGAGGAGCGTCTTGTCGAAGTCGCGGAAGTCTTCCAGCGCCATCTCGAGGGAGCCGCCCTGGTCGCGGGCGTGGGAGAGGAGATTGCGGGCGGTGTCGCTGATGCGGCGGTCCTCCACGCTTCGCCGTGCCATATTCTCGCGGGCCTCGAGCAGCAGGAGTAAACCATGAGCAGCGGAGTGCGTCGAGGAGAGCGCCTTATCCACGGCGACCTTGGCGGCCATCCGGGACGCAGCCAGCGCCTGGGCGGCGCGGCGAGCTTCTATAATAGAAGAGGGGGTGCGGGCGGCTTTCCAGTCGCGGAGACCCGGAAGGTCCGAAGGGGGGGCGCCAGAACGTTCTGGCGAATTACTGGTACTTTTCGTACTATCCACAGCATAGCTCCTGTCTTCTTGCGAGGCCAGGTCTTAGGTCCGTTGCTCTGAATCCGCCAAAGATCTCGAGCAACGGGCCGCTTTTATTTCGGCCTCAAAGTATGTGGTGGGCGGGACCGAAGCCCCGCCCGAGGGGGTTAGAAGGTTGAGCGGCGTCTAATCGAGGAATAAGAAAAATTTGCGACTATTTTTTTTGCGTCGAATATGGAAAGACCATTTTCTACCAACTCACGGATTGCCAGTATCTTTTCTCCGTCACACCATGACAGATATGCTGCATATGCCATCTCATGGTTTTGGTCAATGTTTTCTGCTGTGATGTTGAAATCTGGTCGAGGACGCCCTGGAGTTTCCATTTTCGTTTCTCCGTCAGGTGTAAGTGACGCTATTTAATTAACTACACCCTTATAATAAGCTTTTGTGGTTACCTGCGCAAGCTTTAGTTAATTATTTCCTTGCGAATGTTATACCTTCGGAGCTTATTTTCTTGTATGATGATCGCAATGCCTATTCAATTCCTCTGGTCTGAGGTAGAACGCTTGATGGATGTTCGGGGCGTCAACACCCGCGATGAGCTGGCCGCCCTGGCTGGTATCCATCGCGTAAACTTATATAAGATAAGTAAGGGCGCCGTTACGCCCAGCCTCCCGGCCCTCGGCAAAATCTGCGCCGCGCTCCAGTGTCAGCCGGGCGACCTCCTCCGGTTCGAGCCAGGCGAAGACGGCCAGTAGCGCCCGCGCTGAGGCCGAGCGGGTGCGGATCGACTCCAGCGGCCTACCTCCCCGGTCTTACTATTTCCCACTAATTAACAACATAGTCAAGTCGTTTTTTTCGCCCCCGAGCAGTGCTTTTATGGGCAGTAGTCTGAATTATAATAAAGGGAAATTTTTTTCCAGCGCAACTTTTCTCCACCTCTTCCCACGGTTAATTTAACTTAATTAACCAGCCGCGCGCTCGCCACCCAGCCGAGTTCCGGTATTTTTGGCCCTAAAATTATATAGGGGGCGCTGACAAAAAAACGCCCTAAACGCCCTAAACGCCCTAATAGGGCGCTTTTAGGGCGCTTTCTAAATTTCCATAAACTTCTATTAATATTTGGTTTGTAAGAGTTTAGGGCGTTTAGGGCGTTTTTCGCCAATGAGATCCTATAGAAAAATAAAAAAGTATGCTTTTATATAGGGGGTCATTGCCAAATAAACGCCCTAAACGCCCTAAGATTGCGTAAGGCTATGGCCTGACCGGAGTTACGAGAAAAACGAAAGCGCCCTAAAAGCGCCCTATTAGGGCGCTTTGTAGTTAAGTCATTGTCTCCCATACAAATAAAACGCCCTAACTTTTTTAGGGGGCACGTGAATAATTCTACGGGGGGGGGTGACCACAAACGACCACAGACCGGGGTTGACGCGTTTCGGCGATATAAGAGATTCCATATGGCATAACTACGCCGCCCTGGCTCTCACATCGCCTCGATGGGCGCCAAGACCCATACAGGCGACCTGGCCTCGCAAGCCGCGGTGGCTACCCGCCGCATACCTCCCGGAGACCAGGGCGGCTATCAAACAAGGATCAGCGAATGCCCAAAGTAGGCAACGTCCACTATCCGTATACCGCCGCCGGCAAGAAGGCCGCAGCGGTTGCGCGGAAGAAGGGCAAGAAGAAGACCAGGCCGAAGCCGAAAAAGAAATGAGCTACACCGAGGCCACATGGCCCACCGACCGCTGGCCCAACTTCGCCTTCACCGAGCTGGCGTGCAGCGAGACCGGCGAGTGCGGGATGGACCTGGCCTTCATGGATCGGCTACAGCTCCTCCGCAACCACTACGGCCACCCGCTGACGATCACCAGCGGCTACAGGAGCCCCGCCCATAGTATCGAGGTGGCTAAGTCAACACCAGGCACCCATGCCAAAGGACGAGCCGTAGACATCGCCTGTGCGGGTGTAGACGCCTACGACATCCTGACCGAGGCGCTGGTATGTGGGTTTACCGGGATTGGGGTGAAGCAGAAGGGCGAGCATCGATTCTTGCACCTGGACGATCTGGGCTACGGCGAGCATAGCGTGCCGCGGCCCTCGATCTGGAGCTACTAATTGGTTGAGATGTGCGACAAGTACGGCCACGAGCTGCCCTGGTATCGGGCGGTGCTGCACCTGTCCTACCTGGTGCCGGTGCTGCTCGTAGCGGTGCCGATCCTGTTGGGTATGCTGTATTGGCGGGGGAGTAGGTGATATGGGGGATTCCGTTATGAACGGAGATGAGCGGGATGATGGCCGAGACAAAAAAGGCCGGTGGACTACGAACAATCCGGGGCGCAAGAAGGGCACAAAAGACAAGTTTACTACGCTCAAAAATGAGTTTGTCAAAGTCTTCGAGAGCCACGGCGGCCCGGCGAAGCTGGCGGAGCTGATGGCGAAGTCGCCTGACAAGTATTTCGAGTTCCTGGTCAGGCTTCAGCCCAAAGAGATCGTGGCCGATGTGACCACCTCGCACCAGGCGACGATACAAGCGCCCCCAGCGGCGCCCGAGAACCTGGCGGAGTGGGTCGAGCGCCGGGAGGAGATCACCGAGGCGCTGCCGCAGCAGAGCGCGGTAGACGCCATCGTAGAGGCTGAAGTGGGAAGCAATGGCCGCGACAACTAATACCATTGTGACCTGGCGCCCGCAGCTCGGGCCGCAAGCGATAGCCATCGACGCCCGCTACGTGGTGGACGAGCTATTCCTGGGCGGTGGCCGTGGCGGCGGCAAGAGCGATTACCTCCTCGGCGATTTTCTCGCCGATGTGGAGCAGGGCGCGGCCTGGCAGGGCATCCTGTTCAGGCGCACGTATCCCGAGCTGGACGAGTTGATACGGCGCAGCCAGGTGCTATACCGCGGCGCCCACTATAAGGTGGGACGCCACGAGTGGTGGTTCCCCAGCGGTGCCACGCTGAAGTTCCGCCACATAGATAGCGTCCACGACGCGGCCCACTACCAGGGCCACGCCTACACCTGGATAGGGTGGGACGAGCTGACCAACTGGCCTACGCTCGAGTCCTATGACTTGCTCAAGGCTACGCTGCGGTCAGCCCACAACGTCAAGGGGATGCGGATAAGAGCTACCGGCAATCCCGGCGGCCCTGGTCACGCCGCGGTTAAGAGCCGGTTTGTCGATGTGGCCGACCCGATGGCGCCCCACATCGACCCGGCAACGAGGATGAGCCGCGTCTACATCCCGGCGCGGATCTATGACAATAAGAAGCTGCTCGAGGCCGATCCTCGTTACCTGGAGCGGCTCAAGGCTGTAGGGGATGAGGCGCTGGTCCAGGCATGGCTCGAGGGTGATTGGGACGCCCTGGTAGGCAGCTACTTCAGCATCAAGCGCCGCGAGGTGATGGTCGAACCCTTCGACATCCCGCCCGATTGGCAACTGGCGATGGGGATGGACTACGGCGAGAAGAATCCCACGAGCGCCTGGCTCGCGGCTGTGGACTACGACGATACGGTCTACATGGTATCGACCTATCACCAGGCGGATCGCTCGGCGTCAGAGCACGCCGAGGGCGTCCTGGATATGATCGACAACTGCCCCTGGACAAAGGGGCGGCGCCCGAGCGCTATCTACGTCGATCCATCGATGTTTGTTAAGCGGCGCCTGACGCCGATCAACGAGCATTCGCCTGCGGATGTCTTTGCGGATGTGGGGCTCCACCTGACGCCAGCAAACAACGATAGAGTCGGCGGCTGGCGGATATGCCGGGATGCCCTGCATCACAAGCGCTTTAAGACGTTCGAGGGGTGGACCGATCCCTGGTGGCAGACGGTGCCGGCGCTACCGCGGGACCGTAACAACGCCGAGGATGTAGATACCCATAGCGACGATCACCAGGCCGATGCCTGGCGGTATGGCATGGTGCACATATACAAGCCTTATCGCGTCGAGAAACCCCAACTGGCGGGGACCGGCCAGGAGCTGATAAACGAGATGGCGGCGATGGTCCGAGGGGGCCGCCACCGCTACGGAGGCGATTGACGATGAAAGCGTTCAACGGAACACCCCATAGCAATGGCGGCCAGATAAAGACCAGCGGCGCCGTCAAGGATACGCCCAACAGCAAGCGCAAGGGCCCGGCGGCCACTATCGGCGGCAGCAAGCGCGGGGGCGGCAGGAAGTAGCAGCCTTCTATGGCCACACAACGCCAGATAGACTTCTGGGAAGGTGAGATCGAGACCTGTCGCAAGTACATGAGCAAGCGGCACAAGGTCTGGCGGCGCCTTCTGGATCAATACCGGATGGACTACGACATCCCCGGCCTACCGGATGAGCGGGTTATCAAGATCAGCCGGTTCTATACGCTGGTGCGCCAGATTCTGGCGTCCGTATCGTTCGCCTACCCGCGCGTCTGGCTGAAGGTCGAGAACGAGAACTATGAGCGTCAGGCGGAGCTACTGGAGCGGGCGGCCAATGCGGCGCTTGATCTGATGGCGGCCAAGGACGAGATCCGCCAGGCGACGTTTGACACCTTGTTCTGCGGCGTGGGATGGCTCAAGGTAGGGTATAACCCTGCTGGCGACGATGCTATCGACCCGGCCTACGTGGCTAACGACACGATGCGGGACGATTTCCCGTATTGCCACCGCGTCGATCCGGTCAACATCTGCCTCGATCCGCTGACGCCGCCGCACCGCCTCGGCCATGCTCGCTACCTCATCGAACAGATGTACGTGCCGTATGAGTTCGTGCGTAACGACGAGCGCTACGTCAACCGGCGCCAGATCAAGCCGATCAGCAAGGACGCCCAGGAGGCGGACGGCTTCATGGCGGGTTACGGCGAGGTGGACCTCCACGACGAGGTCCAGAGCGCCGTGCGGGAGAGCAAGCAAGCCGGCGAGATGGTGCTGCTCTACGAGGTCCATGACCGGGTGCATCGCAAGCGGCTGACGTTTGCGGATGGGGTGCGCGATCCTATCGAGGAGATCGACCACCCGATGTTGGAGCAGGAGCCGGTGATGGTCACAGACCCGCTGACGGGCGAGGAACTGCTCTCGGGTGAATTCGAGCAGACGGGCGGCTATCTGGTAGATAGCGGCTTTCCGTACTACGCGCTGCGGTTCGATATGGAGGCCGACACCTTCTGGCCGCTGCCGCCGCTGGCGTATGTCGAGGATACCCAGAACCTACAGGTCGAGAGCATCTCCCGGCGGGCGGATTCGTTGAAGCGGTTTCAGCGGATCGTCCTGGGATCGAGGAGGGAGCGGGAAGCCAACGCGAATCTGAGTGATACGCTCGAGAATGCGAGCGATGGTGAGATAGTGTGGGTAGACGATGTGGCTACGAGCTTTCGGGAGCTGCCGTTTGGCAGTCTGCCTTCGGACCAGCTCGGGCTCGAGTCGGATGCCCGCTTCATGGAGGAGCAGAGCCTTCAGGTCAGCCAGATGGCGATGGGGGGCGGTCCCAAGCGGACGGCTACCGAGGCCAGCTTGATCGCCAGCTACGGCCAGCTCAACCGCGAGTGGATGCAGCAGAGCGTGGCGGACGCCTATAGCTGGATCGTCCGGTCCGCGTTTCGGATGATGGCCGACGAGCGATACCACCCGGAGGAGTTCGTGCTCAACGTGGCGGAGGAGGGCCAGGAGCCGATCTACGAGGCCATCATGGCCGATGTCTTCAAGGTAGACTTCAAGGTGAGTGTCGAGGCGGGCAGCATGGCGCCGCTGGTGGAGCAGCTCGAGCGCGACGATGCGCTCCAGTTGTTCAGCAATCTGATACAGCTACCCGAGATAGATCGACACCAGGCTATTTACACGCTGCTGAAGGCTCACCGGGTCAAAGATCCTGACAAGCTGTTCAAGGATAGTATGGACGCGGACGCTACGAAGGCGGCGCAGTTGGAGAACGTGGCCTATCTGCAGACGGGCGGCGATCCGGGGGTTGTCGAGGGCGAGGACCACCAGGTCCATGTAGAGATACATGGCCAGCTTCTCAACCAGCTCATGCAGCAGATGGGCCAGCTACAGCAGATGCCGGCGGTGGCGCCGATGCCGGGGGCACCGGTGGCGCCGCAGCTACAGCAGCAGCAACAGCTACAGATGGCGATACAAGCCACCCAATCCCACATACAGGTGCATCAGCAGTGGATGGCGCAGGAGGCCCAGGCGATGGGCCGGGCTGCGCCTCAGCCACCGGGACCACCTGGTGGTGGGGGCATGGGTATACAGGGCGTAGTCCAGAGCAACGCCCAGCGGGTCAGCGAACAGGTAAGCGCCCAGGCGGGTCAGGAAGCGCAGCGGGGGTAGGCTATGGCCGTCAACCAGCGACTGCTGCAAGCGCTCATGGACCGGCATATGGCCGCGGCCATACCGGCGACTACGCGCCGCGACCCGATTACGCGGGCGCCGGGCTTGTTGGAGCAGTGGCAGCAGCAGTTTCCGTATCAGCCGGGGCGGCCTGAGATGGGGTTCGACCCGGAAGCGGCCCAGGCCAACATCGTGCCGGGGCTGGTGGAGCGCGGCATGGATGTGAGGACGATGATCGAGGAGCCGGTGGAGACCGGCGTGGGTTTGGCCGAGCTGGCGAAGGGGGCGCTACAGGTCGCCGGGGCGGCGCCCGCGATGGCGGTGGGCAGCAGGAGGGCGCGAGAGGCCGCCAGGCGGCGCCTCGAGGACAACCCGGTGGCGATGATGTTGCAGGGCGGCATCCGGGAGTTGCGCGACCTGGTGGGCGAGAAGGGCGTCATGGGGGCGATGGGGAGCATGGCCAATAGGCCGGTGGATGTGGCGGAGATGATGCTGGGGGTTACGCCCGTGGGGACGGTGCCGAAGGCGGCGAAAGCGGCTAAGGCGGCTAAGGCGGCGAAGGCAGCGGCAGCCCCTGCTCGGGTGGAATTGAAAACATTCAAGCATCCAACAAAAGGTCCAGAGCAGCGATCAATAACGGAAACGAATCTCAGAGAATTAACACAAGACGAGGCCATAGAAGCTGCGACCAGGGGCGTCCACCTAAAGCGAGACAAGACCGGGCAATATATCGGCGCCCCTCGCGGAGTCAATACGCCGGCAAAGCTGAACGCATTGCGCGAAAGCTATGATCGGCAGTTGGAAGAAGCTGCTTTGGGCGCTGATTGGTATAACCGCGCACGGCAGGGCAACATCGAGGTAACGGGCGATCTCACGGCGCCCTCGAACCTTCAGCCCAACATTACCAAGGGCGACCTGGTCTCCGATGTATGGGGACTTACTTCGGCCCAGCGGACGCCCGAGGTCAACCTGGGCGTGGCTACGAAGATGATCAACCAGGCCGCGGTAGGTAAGCCAGAGCTGACCGGTACTATGCCCGTTATCAACAAGAAGGTAGAAGACACTTTGTTGGGCGGGCAACGCCAGACCGAGGACTTGCAGAAATTGGGCGTATTCGGGACCAACATTAATCCGAATGTTCCCTACGCGACTACGGGTGTTAATGACATATGGCATGCCCGTGCATGGGGGTATAGCGAACCCGATGGTTCTATTTTCAATAGCGGATTAGGCCCGGCGCAACACGCCTTCCTGGATGGCGAGACAATGTTAGCCGTAGCTCGAGCCAATGGGCGCCAGATAAACGGCAAGACCGATTGGGACGCATCAACGGCACAGGCAGCGCCTTGGGTCGAAGGCAAAGCGCATGGTCTCATCGAATCTAAAGCTAATCAGATTATCAAGGGGTATGAGCGCCGTGGTGCAAAGCCCCCGTCTCTCAAGGAGGCCAAGCGGATAATCATTGAAGACCGCGGCTTTGATATTGACGCCGCCCGTGCCGAAGCAGCGAAAACGTATACGGACTATTTCGATAAGCATACCGCCTTTGCCAATTACGAGGCGATACCGGGCCAAAAGACCGGACACTTGCCGGCGATGTTAGAGGCGGGCGACGATATCAAAGAGCAATACACTGAGGCGCTAACGTCTGTCGATCCACAGGGGCGCGACCTCTTCTACGATGCATTAGGAATTCAAACGCGCTCGACACAGCCTACGCAGGGTTTTTATCGCAATGAAGCCGGCCAGATAGAGGCCAACCCAGGCCGGGTGGCAAGGCCCCTGGTCGGCATCGATCCTACTGCGCCTACGGGCCGGGCTATGGACCAGCCGAGCGTAGACATTATCGAGGGCGTAGAGACGCTCAGGGCGGTCATGTTGGGCCAGGAGGGTATAGGCTACCATAAGCCGTTCCCGAGGTCAGAGGGGGCAAAGGGGGCGGCTACAGGATCGCTGAGAGCCAGGTTGCCGAATCGTCCTACGCCCGATCAATTGGGTGAATTGAATCGAGTGCTGACCAGCGATGAATTTGCGGACCTTCCGTATCAGAGCGCTGCCGACATCCTGGTCGATACGGGCGATGGCATTACCATGATTAACCTGGGCGAGGATTTTGGACCAGCGGTGGTGAAGCCGGCAGACCAGAGAAAGATGGTGGACCGGCTGGGACCCCATCTTGATAGAATCTTTGGAAAGGTAGAAAGTTTCGAGCCCGCCTACGCCCACGGCTCTCTTGTTTCGGGGTTATCTGATATAAAATACGCGGGGCAAGGTACTTCAGTGCAAGCGGTGAAAGATGCGCTGACTAAAGGTGATGCGCCCAGGCTGATCGAGATTCTCGACAGCCCACAGGTGCAACGGGAGGCGGGGCGGATTATAGATGTCTATGAGAGTTTCGGCCAGCAGTTAGGTACGCCGCAGCGCGATGACCTTATCAACTGGCTGACGCTGATCCGGGACGGGCGAGGCAGGGAATCTCTCGACCTCATAGGAAAGATTGCCCTGCCCGCCGGCGCCGGTTTGATACTAACGCAGCTCTTTACGAGCGAAACGTCGAATGAATTGTAGAGGGGTAGTCCCACTGCTCGGCTTCTTCTTCGGTTATATAGCCGAGGGCAGGGGTAAACAAGGTAAAACTCCCCCAAGGCGAAGCCCATCGACCCAGGCCATTGCGCGTATAGTGGGGGCCGCCAAAGGTCGTTTCCGTATCGGGAATATCTTCCGAGCCGGGAATGATCTTATACACAACGCCATTGAAGGCAACAAACTTCTCAGGCGGCGTCTTAGGTTTTTCGGGGGACATAACTACTCTCCTTTTAGCGGTGATGTTTAACGTGGGCCGCAAGCTGGAAGCAAATCGCCCACACATATAATATACGAAAATTAACGACGAAAGACAATTATAGATGCCTTTCAACGACTACGAATGCAAGTGCGGCCAGCGCTACGAGGACCAGTGGGCCACTACCGCCGCGGCGGTAAAGCGCTCGGTCAAGTGCGAGTGCGGCAAGCAAGCCGCGATGGTCTTCGATACGCCGCGTAACGGCATCCATTTCGACCATAGCTCGATGTATGGCCAGTGGAACCCCTCTTTCGGCCAGGTGGTCGAGAGCTACGGTCACAAGCAGCAGCTCATGCGAGAATACGACGTGCATGAGGCTTCGGACGCCAAGGGCGGCAGCCGGTGCCACATACCCAGCGACTATAGTGAGAGCAAGGACGCCCAGCCGAGGGAGCGAGACCCCGGCGCCTGGGGCAATAAGATCGACGCCCCGATGGACAACACCTTGAACCAGTAGAGAAGACCAGCGGTCTGTTTGGCGGCAGACCTTAACCAGAGCCTCGCAAAAAGAAGGAGTGTACCAAGGATGAGCGAAGTAGCGGAAGACCTCCAAGCTACAGACGCAACACCCGTATCGCCCTCCGACACAGCAGACGCCGTCCAGGTGGCCGGCGACCTGTTCGTTTCGTCGGAATCCGATGATATGGCTTCGTCTGATGCCCAGGAAACCTCTGATGCGCCCGCGTTTGATCCTGACACCGTGGATTGGCTACGTGTCAATCCCGATGACGTACCGGAGCAGTATCGTCCGCTTACGGGCGTAGCGCGCAATATGCAGTCGCAGTTCACCCGGACTCAGCAGGATCTACGGGACCGGGAGCGAGCGGCGAGTGCAGCAGAGCAGCAAGCCCAAACCCACCAGGCCCAGATCCAGGCTCTCCAAAGCCAGTTGGCTGCCTACCAGCAGCCCGCCCAGGCTACGGCACCTGCCGATCAGTGGATGCAAAACCTCAACGAGGAAGAGCAGCGCGGTATCGGCATCGTGGATTGGAGAGCCCAGGAACAGATCAATGCGGTGGTCAATCCGCTGTTGGAGCGCCTTAACGCGCTCGAGCAGCAGAGCGCTACCGCGAATGGGTATATCCAGAAGGAAGGCCAGCGATTCTGGGGTCAACAGATCGCGGATGCCGAGGCGGCCTACTCGCCCGAACAGGTCGAGCAATACCGCCCCTTCATCCTGGCCAATGTGAGCCAAGTTAATCCCGCTACGGGCCAACAGTTCACGGTCAAGGAAGTGATGGATCTATTTAGTGGGACTACGGCGGTGGATGCTGCGGAGGTACGTCAAAACGATGAGGCGGTGCGTAAGACCAGTAAGGCCCGCGCCCGCACGAGTTCCTCGGCTACGCCCGCATCTGATGATAGCGGCCCGCTTTCTAAAGGCGAGCTGTATTCGGAGATGGGCAAGTTGGGGTTTGAATGATAACAATCAAACGATGACGTAAAGAGGTATAACATGGCAGCTGTTTCGCGTACCGACAGTTGGGATGCGGCATGGACGTTGACCGCAGATACCCATCGAAAGCGCCTGAGCGATAACATCTTCGACGCCTACCCGTTTCTTGACTTCATGTTCAAGAACGGCAACGTCGAGCAAGAGCCTGGCGGGCGTATCATCCGGGAGGATCTCCTCTACGGAACCAATACAGCCGAATTCTATTCTGGCTATGACGTACTATCGACCAGCGCGGTTGATGGTGTCACTGCGGCATTCTACAACTGGAGATACGCCGCTGTTCCCATCACCATCAACCAGCAGGAAGAGAATCAAAACCGGCGCCGCGAGGATGCTGTTTCTCTTCTCCTGGCCAAGACCGAGCAGAGTATGCTCAGTCTGCGTGACCAGATCAACGCCTCGTTGTTCTCGAGCCAGAGTGGCAAGAGCTGCCTCGGTTTGCAGGACCTCGTTGCCGATTCCTCCGGGACCACGTTGGCGGGTATCAACGCCACCAACGAGACCTGGTGGGAGAACAAGCGCGATACGACCAGCACCGATTTCGACAGCGTAAGCAGCAATATCTACGCTGGCCCGGCGCTGATGGGGACCCTTTTCAACGACTGCTCCGAGGGCAACGAGACGCCTAATTACCTGGTGTCCACGCTCACTTTTTATGGGCAGTATGAGAAGATTTTGGAGTCTACCGGCTACACGCGCTTCCAGGCTAACCAGGGGACGCCGGGGCTGAACGCGCAGAATGCTACGTTCCGCGGTATTCCGTTCACCTATGATAGAGATTGTCCATCCGGTCACCTCTATCTACTTAATACAAAATATTTGAAGCTGAAGATTATGGAAGGCCAGAACTTCTCGAAATCGCCCTTCCGTCATAATACGAATCAGCTCGCTCGCGTTGCATTCATCACTGTGGGTTTGAACCTGATCGTGAATAATCGCCGCCGTCAGGGTGTATTGACGACGCTGACCTAAAAAACCTTGCCCGCAAGCCAATGCGGGTTCATACCCTGAGTCAAAAGGGGAGAGGAAAGTACAATGGCTAATTTGCCACATTCCTGGACCAAAGGTCCGGGGTCGATGGATAATAACGCCTCTACCGTAGGCATTGGAAGTATCAGCGGCAGTAACTTGGGCATCTTTGACGTTACTGATGCTGCATGGTTGCCTATTGGCGCAAAGCGCGAATTTGAAGACGGGCGCATCTTTCGGTTTGCCGAATTTGCTGCCGACACTACTGCGGGCCATCTGGTGGCGCAAGATGTAAGCGCTCAAGCAGTGGTGTACGCAGCAAACTTTGCTACTTCGGGAGCCGCTGCCGGTCAGAAAGATGTAAAACTGGTCGATTCTACCAAGTTTGGTAGCATCACCGCAGATCAATATGCGGGCGGTTATCTGCATACTGTGAATGATGCGGGCCAGGGTTATACGTATCGCATCAAATCAAATACAGTCGGTGGCTCAATAACTGATGGCTCCACGTTTACCTTGTTTGACAACGTAAAAGTGGCGATTACATCGGCAACGGACGTAGCGATTACCGGTAACCCCTATAACGGTCTGGTCAGTGCTACGGCAGCCACCGATATGTGGGTTGCGGGTGTTTGTATCAATGCTATGGACGTTAGCGATAAGAATTATGGCTGGATACAGACCCGCGGCTACGCTACGGTGCTGTATGATGTGGGCGGGTCTGCTGTGACGATTGGTGACCAAGTTACGTTGTCGGATGGCGTAGCTGGCGCAGTTCAACAGCACGATACGCTGGCCGTGGAGCAGATCGTTGGCCACGCGCTGCACGTACCTAATGCAGACGCTGATTTCATAAGTGTCTATTTACAGATTGAGTAATTGGTAACGAGTGGGCGGGGGCGCTTACCGGCGCCCCCGTCTCTCTCTCGCAGTTTACAGGGTCTGTTTGGCGGCAGACCTATATCAGTGCCTCGCAAACGAACAGGAGGGCTCGATGGCCCAGAAGAGCCAGCAGCAACACCACAAGGGACAAGCCAGCGCCGCAGTGACTGATATTGCGACCCGCGCCACGCCCACGGCCCAGCCGAAAGCACCCGAAGGCAAATCCAATGCCGAGGAGCTGGGCCGCATCGTCCAGTTATTCAAAGAGATGCCCGCTCATTACAAGGACGAGATCCGCAAGGAGCTTGGCGCCAGCGGCATCGTGCGCCAGAAGCGGCGCCACCGAGCTACCAATGAGTCGGCGGCCAGCCTGGTCCATACCGCGGGCGATGTGATCCACCCGGAGGGCCATATGGCTACGGCACCCGAATGGGTATACGAGAAGGGCGATCACTTCATAGCGACCTGGGAACAGCGCTGGGACGAGGGGCGGCCCTTCATCACCGAGGGCAACCTGGCTTTCGAGTATGATGAGAACGAGTTCACCTCGGCGGACATGGTGGGGGAGCTGGCGCCTACCGGATGACGGTAGGGCGCATATAGCCTAACACAGCCCATGACCAATCTAAGCGCTATCAAGCTGGCGCTACGCCGCGTAGGTCTATCGCAGAATTCGTCTACGTTCACAACGAACGGACGCGAGTATCTCAACCTGGTGGTCAAAGAGATCAGCCAGCGAGCTACGTGGGAGTGGTTGTTTAAGAACTCCACGATCACCACGGTAGCCTCGCAGAAGGCGTATAGCCTGGCCAGCGATGTCCTGGAGCCGTTGTCGTTCCGCAATAGCTCGCAGGACTACTCGATGATCATGGCTGGCCCCGAAGAGATAGACCGGCGCGACCCGGACCAGAGCGAGACCGGCGACCCGCGGATCGTAGTGGTCAGCGGCATAAATAGCTCCACCGGCTATTGGGAGGTCGAGCTTTTCCCTACGCCCTCGGCGGCGGATAAGACGATCAAGTATCGCTATTACTCGTTTGTGCCTGACTTTGCCGAGGGCAACGACAGCGACAACCTGGAGATATACATACCGCTGTGGGTGCAGCCCGCGGTGGTCAGCGGCATCGCCGAGTACTACCTCCAGGAGAAGGGGGCGCTGCAAGACGCCGAGCTGGAGCGGCGCCGCAAGGAGGAGACCATACAGTTCGCGCTGCGCCGCAATGGCGTGGGAGATCGTCGTTATATGCTGCGGGGGTCTACGGCGTTTTCGGGCGTTAGTCCGTATAACTTCGGCGTTACCGAGGGAAGCCTGAGCTGATGTTGTTAGCTGCGAGGGGAAGCCTTAGCTAATGCCGGTAGCGGGCGCCTCGATACGCCACGGCCCCTGGACGAGCGGGGTGCGTTATGACCTTCCTGCGGAAGAGCAGGCGACCAATCAGCTCTACGCGATGAGCAACGCGAAGGTCGGCCTATCGGGCGAGGTGCGTAAGCGTTTAGGCTTCGCCAAGTATATCGCTACGGCG